TGCCCTACGCTATATAATTAAGCCCTTTCAGGGCACTCCGCAAAATTATCATTTACCATCTCAAAACAGAAATTAAAACAACTCTTGAAAAATGGATAAATTTGCAATGATAATTTTCGGTGCGTCGGGTGATCTGACCAAGCGTAAGCTGATGCCCGCTCTTTACTCCCTCTACCGTGAAAAGCGGTTGACCGGAGAGTATTCTATATTGGGTATCGGGCGTACGGTCTACTCTGACGATAACTACCGTTCCTATATATTAGAAGAACTGCAACAGTTCGTAAAGTCCGAAGAACAGGACACAGCTCTGATGGCTTCGTTTGTCTCCCATCTCTACTATCTACCGATGGACCCGGCAAAAGAAGAAGGTTACCCGCAACTTCGCCAACGTCTGGTCGACTTGACCGGTGAGGTAGACCCGGACAACCTGCTGTTCTACCTAGCCACTCCGCCGTCATTGTACGGAGTAGTGCCCTTGTACCTGAAAGCTGCCGGACTCAACACCCCCCATTCACGTATCATCGTCGAGAAACCTTTCGGTTATGATCTCGAATCGGCACGTGAACTGAATAAAACGTATGCCTCTGTATTCAATGAGCATCAGATTTACCGTATCGACCATTTTCTCGGTAAGGAAACAGCCCAGAATGTACTGGCTTTCCGTTTTGCCAACGGCATCTTCGAACCTCTCTGGAACCGTAACTATATCGACTACGTAGAAATCACAGCCGTAGAAAATCTGGGTATCGAACAACGCGGCGGATTCTATGAAACGGCAGGTGCGCTGCGCGATATGGTGCAGAATCACCTGATACAGCTCGTAGCCCTTACAGCTATGGAACCGCCCGCTGTTTTCAATGCCGACAATTTCCGTAACGAAGTGGTGAAGGTCTACGAATCTCTCACCCCGTTGAATGAAGTGGATTTGAACGAACATATCGTTCGTGGACAATATACAGCCTCCGGCAATAAAAAAGGCTACCGTGAAGAAAAAGGAGTGGCTCCCGATTCGCGTACGGATACTTATATTGCCATGAAACTGGGCATTAGCAACTGGCGCTGGAGTGGCGTTCCGTTCTACATTCGTACAGGTAAACAAATGCCGACGAAAGTAACGGAAATCGTCGTTCATTTCCGTGAGACACCTCATCAGATGTTTCATTGTGCTGGTGGCAACTGTCCGCGGGCTAATAAATTGATTCTTCGTTTGCAACCGAATGAAGGAATAGTGCTCAAAATCGGAATGAAAGTCCCCGGCGCAGGTTTTGAAGTGCGCCAGGTGACGATGGATTTCAGTTACGCGCAGTTGGGTGGCGTACCCAGTGGCGACGCTTATGCCCGTCTGATAGACGACTGCATCCAGGGTGATCCGACTTTATTTACTCGAAGTGACGCAGTAGAAGCCTCATGGAAATTTTTCGATCCGGTACTCCGTTATTGGAAAGACAACCCCGACGCACCTCTTTACGGTTATCCCGCAGGTACGTGGGGACCTTTGGAAAGCGAAGCGATGATGCACGAACATGGGGCCGACTGGACGAATCCTTGTAAGAATTTGACGAATACAGATCAATATTGTGAATTATGAAACTATCAGTTTTTCCTTCATCTATTGAAACTTCACGAGCATTGATACTCCGCTTGGTGGAAATCATGAATGAAGAGCCGGACAGAGTGTTCAATATCGCAGTCAGCGGTGGCAACACACCTGCTCTGATGTTCGATTTATGGGCGAATGAATACATGGATATTACCCCGTGGGATCGTATGCGGATTTATTGGGTGGATGAACGTTGTGTGCCTCCCGATGATTCGGACAGTAATTACGGAATGATGCGCAACCTTCTTTTGGGTTTGACTCCTATTTTGTATGAAAATGTATTCCGTATTCGTGGAGAGGCGAAGCCTGCGAAAGAAGCGGTTCGCTATTCGGAGTTAGTCCGGCAGCAAGTGCCGCAAAAGCGTGGCTGGCCCGAATTTGATATTGTACTGTTGGGGGCCGGAGACGACGGACACACGTCTTCCATCTTTCCCGGACAAGAAGATTTGCTGACTTCAAACTCTATTTATGTAGTCAGCGCCCATCCCCGTAACGGGCAGAAGCGCATCGCAATGACGGGATACCCCATTCAGAATGCCCGCTATGTCATTTTCCTGATTACCGGAAAAAATAAAGTCGACGTAGTAGAAGAAATCTGTAATTCGGGAGACACTGGCCCCGCAGCCTATATAGCTCATCACGCGCAGAATGTAGAGCTATTTGTGGATAAAGCGGCTGCCGCATATATTGACGATAGTAATAAAAAATGAATTAGAACTGTTTCGTTGACGAAACTAACAGAAAAAAGAAAAATATGAATCCTTATCAAAATTCATTTGGAGGTAATATCCCGCAGGACGTAGCCGGGAAACAAGGTGAAAATGTCATTTTTATTGTTTATACTCTAAAAGATACTCCTGAAACTCTTGATAAAGTAAAAGATGTATGTGCTAATTTCTCGGCCATGATTCGCAGCATGCGTAATCGTTTCCCCGAACTGATGTTCAGTTGTACGATGGGCTTTGGCGCCGATGCCTGGAGTCGTCTTTTCCCGGAAAAGGGAAAGCCGAAAGAACTGAATACTTTTGAAGAGATCAAAGGCGGAAAGCACACGGCAGTTTCTACTCCGGGCGACATCTTGTTTCATATCCGTGCAAAACAGATGGGGTTGTGTTTTGAGTTTGCTTCCATCATTGACGAGAAGCTCCGGGGCGTAGTTGAACCTGTCGATGAAACTCACGGTTTCAGATATATGGACGGCAAGGCCATTATCGGCTTTGTAGACGGAACAGAGAATCCGGCAGTTGATGAGAATCCTTATCATTTTGCGGTGGTAGGAGAAGAGGATGCTGATTTTGCAGGAGGAAGTTATGTTTTTGTACAGAAGTACATTCACGATATGGTTGCATGGAACGCTCTGCCTGTGGAAGAACAGGAGAAAGTGATCGGGCGTCGTAAGTTTAACGATGTCGAACTGTCTGACGAGGAGAAACCTCAAAATGCGCATAATGCCGTCACTAATATTGGTGATGACCTGAAAATTGTGCGTGCCAACATGCCATTTGCCAATACGTCTAAGGGAGAATATGGCACATACTTCATCGGTTATGCAAGTACGTTCAGTACGACCCGGCAGATGTTGGAAAGTATGTTCATCGGCAATCCGGTAGGGAATACCGATCGTTTGCTTGACTTCAGCACAGCTGTAACAGGAACACTTTTCTTTGCTCCTTCCTACGATTTGCTGGGAGAATTGGGCGAATAAAAAAAGAAAAATAAGAATAAAAGATTGGAGGAGGATTACACTTTGGTAATCTCCTCCACTATATATTGATCTTTCACTCTCTTGCAGGTACATACAAAGTATTCCGGATGTTTCAGGGCTCCTTCTAAAGTATCAGGAAGAATCATCTCTTTGGTACGTCTATCCATTGCCACCGTTGCATATAGAATACCCTCTTTTTCGCATCTCTCAATTAATGCATTTTTTAGTTCTTCTACGCTATATTCCATTTGTGTGAGACTTTATCGCTGCAAAGTTATGGAAAATATGTATATTTTGTGCAATAATATTCTTGTAATATATAAAAATAGCTCCCTAGTTCGTCCGCCGACGAGGGAGCTATCAACACAAAAACTAAACTAGACTTATAAATTTGTTTCTATCTTTATTGGCTGTACTTCAAACTTTTATGGCTCAATTTGAAATGTTGTCCGACAATGGATTGGCAAAATTACTGCTATCTTTGTCTATTATTTGATTCTAGGATCAATGAATTGGCCTAGTGCTTTTGCGGTAATTCTCCATTTCGTTTCATATTCATCATTTATTTGTACTCCATCTTTGTGGCTGTTTATAATGAAAATATTACGTATAGTGTTATCAGTTATAATATTATCGGATGCAATAGTTACTTTCATATCTATTATAGCACATCCTCCATCTTTAAACCAAATTATTGCATAATACTTATATAAGCCGTATGAGTATGTTTTAGTTGCTTTGTTGAGTTCGCTTGCACTCATAAAAGAAACTTCCATGCGGTACTTTTTAGACCACCCATTTTCTGTCTCATATTGAACATCCATATATCTTTTAATAGATGCGTCAACAGAATTAAAAGATAATAGTAATAAGATAAATAAAATAATTTTTCTCATATTTTTATTGCTTATTTATGTTTTCCAAAACTTCGTCAATGAAAAGTGAACGATAGTAAGGGCACTGAAGTACTCCTTTTTGCTTCGCTTCCCGGTAGACTGCAGAGAATAACTTTGCTTTCTCCTTTTCAGTGGTAGGTATCTCGTTGATAGGAGTGCTAAGGAATCGGCATCCCCAACCTTTGCAGGTACGAGTGAGAGAACAGTGAGAACTGTTGACTCGTTTATAAAAACAATCGTATATAAGTGAAATCATGCTCGTTTACTTTTATTGTATATTTCTTTTCTATGCGCCTCTACATTTTCTAAGCTAATTCGTATTATTTCGTATTTAGGATGGTTTTTAATATACTGAATAGTTTCCTCTAAGTCCTTTTCGATGGGGTAGTTTTTAATTAGAAACTGCTCGTTTTCTTTAAGAACTAGTTCCATATTCTTTAAACATATGTTACAATTAACGAAGTCTTCGCAATCGAGGTATCGTCCAATTCCGTAAATGAAACATTTATAAGCTCTTAATGGAAAAGTATAATAAAATCCTATACCTGTTGCGAGAAAGATTCCTCCTTCAGCGTTTGCTTGTCGATTTTCAATTTGGTTCTCAACTTTTTCAATTTCATTAGATATTATTTTTTTTATCCTTTTCTCAAAAGAAATAACATTGATTACTTGCCATCCTATTAATAAAGTAACAAGTAGGCTCAATACATCAATACTGAAATTATATCTATCAATTCCAAAAGTAACAGGCTCCATTCTAAAGCCAGAAAAGCAAATGGCTGCAATAGATAATGCTAAAGCAAGCCATGAAATCCAGTTTTTTTTCATAATATCATTTTTTATGTTTTTCGATGTATTCTATTGCTTCTTGATATTTCTTGTTGAATTCATCCATTCTTTTTTGATATTCTACGCTGTCTCCATTGGATATTATCTCTATAGCGTTTTTCTCATTCTGAGCTCTTTCTACAAATTGAGTGTACTTTCTCATAGCACTGTCTTCTTGTGACAATTTTATTATAGTAGTTCCGAGATAGAAAGATATGAGTGATAATATTATATATAGAAGCCCGACTTTAATTAATGACCCTCTTTCTGATTGGTTACAGGGGACTTTTATATTAATCTCTTCCTCTGAATAGCCACTTAATCTGTTGCCTGTTTTATATCTTTTATCTGATACATATTGGGCCATGGTTATTTTTTTGCGCATAAATACGTATTTCTGACAGACTTTCTTTATCCCAAATACAAAGAGAATAATAGATGACAGTAAAATAAATGAGAAAAATAAGGATATAATGTACCACACAACTTTTGTGCTTGTCTTGTACTTGCATATAGATACATTGAAACCTTCCTCCTCTGCTCTTTTTCTTAATTCTTCAGGAGAAATGACTTCGTTTGTTGCATCATCAAAATATTGATTGCTCTTATTTTGGTAGATTCCACGAATAGGTATGGCATGCGCATCACCATATACTGCGTTACTTATAACTCTACCTCCATCACGGCCTACTTGATTGACGGCTGAACGAACAAATCCTTTTCCTAAATCTGATATAAAGTTTCCCATAGTTATTACCTTCTCTTGGTTGGTGCTTTTCTTGTATGAGGGCGTACGTAAGTTCCATCTTTTCTATAATATCCTTTTACTTGTACTCGACCTGTACCAGTGGAGTACGAAGGTGAATATGAAGATTTTGTATTAAGCGATTCTGTAAGGTCTAACTTTTTGCCTTTGAAGTAATAAGTGGAATCTATGGAATTAAAAGTTAGATATTTTATATCTTTAGAGGATATTCGTATCGGATTTGATAAATTAGAAGTTCCGCAAATGTACCCTTTGTTGCTTCCATATCGTGCTTTCTTGAATGTATTGCTGCTTTCTTTAATAACTATATGTTTTCCTTGAGGAATTTTCATATAGGGTACTACATTGTATTTTGTCGGTTGCAAATCAACATTGGCATCTGTCTGATATACAAAATAATTGCTTGTTGAACACCCGGATACTAGTGTAATTAGAATGGAGAGAATAAATATAATTTTTTTCATGGTATTCTATTTTTTATGTTGCCAACAATAAATACTTCCTTCTTCGGCATTGCGTTTGCATTGTGTTCCATCTTTTGTTTTCGCCTGACATTGTCCAGGGCTTCCAGAACCTGAACCTTCATATTCATCATCACCGCCACCGCACGATTGCAAGAACATGGGGAGCAGGAAAATAGAAATTAGTAAAAGTGCTTTTTTCATTATGTCTTGTTTTAATTTAATTCTCTAATTTTAATCTGGAAGTATGTTTTGTTCCTTGTTTTTACTTTGTCTATAATCTTCATGAGATCTAAAGATAGAATCAGCAAGTCTTGTGCCTGTTGAAACAAGTTTGGATAAAACTCTTAACTGTTCTTTACAAGCTATACTTTCAGTTTTATGCGGATAATTAATAGTGTGGTCTATTTCTCCCCATATTTCTTCAAATAGTGTTCTTACTTGAATCTCGCAGCATACTGTGTTTTTCTCATTAGGCTTGACTACGTAATGAATACTAGTATAGAACGTTTCTCTTAATTCTGTAGCTAGTGATAAACTTTCATAAAAGTTTTTAGATTCAGGATCCCAAGTATATGCCTTAGGCTCTTCTTTCAATATCCAATCTCCAGAATCTATTTTTTGTTTTATAGCTTTATGGATTTCGATAAATTGATCTTGATAGAGATGCAAGATTCGAATTCCTGCTAGGTCTGTGATTTGTTCGAATATGTTTTCAACATTTATCTCTTTTCCTTGTCTCTGCTTTCGTAAAAGTTTGTCCCTTAAATGTTCAGGGTCTTTAGTTCTATATTTTAATGAATGAATGATAGGTAGATTACCTTTACTTAATTGGGGGTGTTTCTCAAAAAAAACACGTATACTAGCAAGAAATTGCTCGTATTCAAATAGTTTTTCTTGATACATATTAATTATTGTATCGATTTGATTCATAAGACTATTTTTAATCTAGAGTTGCTATTCTTTCTAAAAAGCTATTTGCGAAGTCTTTATATTTTTCTTTAGTAGGTCGATAAAAAGTATTCGCATTGCCTTTGATTGTACTTGCGTCTTCTGGTGATAGTTTTGCAGAATCAGGAACCTGCCATATAGGACATTTATACTTTTGTGCCATATTTGGTAATGTGTTATGACTATGCATAACAGATGTACCACCAATAGGTTGGTGAACAAAATTAGGTGTGAGATGACTTCTAACATCTTCACTGATGAAATTCTCAATAGTTTCAGGGATTTGTTGCGCATAATTATAGTGAGCACGGGCTAAATCCCACTCTGTTTGTCCTGAGTATTTTTTTGCATTATATATTGTATATCCTAAAAAACGTACAAAGTTTTGTGGAAATTTTTCTCTTTTTTCTTCTGATATAAGCCTGTATATGGTATCAAATTCTTTTCTCCATTGCTTAAGTGAATTACCTATGTTTCTGATTCCATATTGTGAAAACATATCAGGAAGAGCAGGTATTAAAAAACCATCTACGGTTGAAATAATAACTTTGTTTAAAATACCGAGACTAGGGGAAGTATCTATGATTACAAAATCAAAATTATATAATTGACTATATTCTTCTGCAATATTGCGAATATTTGTTATTGTTCTAATGGCTAATGGATCTCCCATATATGCTCCGCTCCATCTCTCTGCTATTTTAGATTCAAATTGATGGATGGTTAATCTTCCTGGGATCAATGATAAGTTATTCCTAATTTTCAGAGCTGGTGGAAGATCTGTGAATTCGCTGATACCATCTTCTGAGGGTTTTAATAAAAAGTGTATGGTTCGCGTTTCTTTTATAAGTTTTTCGTAATCTTCTTTAGATGTTTTTTTTAAGGTCGCATCATAATCCTCAATATACGAATCTTCTTTAGTCCACATTTCATGTAGTTTTTCTTCATCCATACCACAAATTGTAAGATTGCATTGTGGGTCTAAGTCAATCATTAGAACATTGTGTCCCATATCTGCTAATATATGGGATAAATGAAAAGCTAAAGTTGTTTTTCCAACTCCACCCTTATTATTAAAAAGAGAGATTATTTTCATAATATTTATTTTTTATCTTCTTCTAGGTCTGACTGATTCTATAACATTAAAAATCTGTTTTACTTCACATAGGTCAATTACTCGATCTGGATACATATCATTAAGTGAATGTATAGTGATAGTGTGATTTTTCACGTCATGATTTATAATACGCTTCACTATAATTCCATTGGTATGAACAATGACGAAATCCCATTTGCGAAGGTGGAGCTTGGAACTCACCCATAGATGCGGTTGTATTTCACGGCAATAAAGTCTATCACCTTCTAGGTAGCTTTCTTCCGTTCCATTGTTCATACTGTCGCCTTTTACTTCAAAAGCGATATAATTTCCATGCCCTTCTTTATCTACTATAAAAGGTATCTTAGGTAATTGCTCCATATAAGTTGTGTCTGTGTATCCATCTAAATATCCTGCGTAGGCAAATTGATTTACTAACGGGATATATACTACGTCTTGTTGTATGGGTGTGGCTTCGTTGTGCGTTGAATTAAGTACTTCCATTTGAGATTGCAGATAGGAAATGGTTCTATCTTTATTATGTATTTCTTTTGCAATCTCTTTTATATCATCCAAATTTAAATTTTCTTTAATCTCAATTTTATCGGATGCCTTATATCCATATTTCTCTCCTTTCCCAAACACACAATATGTTTGATTGAAATTGAAAGCTTCGCAAATTCCTGAAATCTGTTCTATTGTAAAGTTTCTGTTATTGTCTCCCAAGGCGTTTGTTATGGTATTGTATTTAATACCAGTAGCTTGTTGTATTTCTTTGGGGGAAATACCTTTCTCCTTTATTAGTTCAATTGTCCGTAATGTAGAATCCTTCTTTGGCATATTTATAATATTTAACACACAAAAAGTGTGATTTTCTTGATATAAAATTTGCAAACACACATAGTGTGTGTATCTTTGCAACATCAAACAATTAATAATAAACAAAGAAACGAAGTTTGAGCGAGAAAACCAAATTTATTACATAACTAAAAATAGGTAAGACGATGAAAAAGTATGATTTATCCCAGATTATGAAGTCCGCCCATAGAACTTACAAGTATTCAGGTAAGAAACAAGGGAAGACATTCGGTGAGGTTTTGAAATCTACTTGGAAACTTGCTAAGATGCAGAATCAGTTCACTGATGAAGCAGTAAAAGAGAGAACTAACAAGTTCTTAACTGAAAAAGAAGAAGTCATGAGTAAAGCTGCTGTTGCTACTCCAAGCAAAGAGTATAATAATCTGAATATTTCTTCATCAGCTTACTACAATCCAAATAGCACTCAATACGGTGCTCGTTACGTAGGAGATTAAGATATTGAAACCCTCTAAAAGGTAGACCGATAATCCGGCATAAGGTTCCTGCAATGTTCAGCGCTGATAGTAAGGGAAACCAGCCGGGAGGGTTTTAAAAATACTAACCGATTAAATAATATAGCAATGAAAGTTCAATTGACAATAACCCTTGAAATGGCAGAGAAAGCCGAAGAAGTATTAAAAGATAGTAGATACCTCTACAATAGATTAGAACACACTGATACGAACGTATGGACACTTCCTGAAGGAAACGAAGAAGAAATAACGCGGTTATGTGATGGCATAGAAGATCAACTGGAAAGGGGAGGAGTTGACAGCGATAGTTATTCATTCCAGGAGATTTAAAAGATATTGCGCACGGCTTAGTTTTCGATGCAAACCCTTTGAGAATGTGCCATCCGGTAACGGAGAATCTGAAAGAGGTTACGAGGTGGAGTTTCCTATATAACCCGCACGACAGCGATAAGTCGGTATTCCGTCCGGTCTCGATTCCGGGTACAACTGCTTAAAAGGTTGGCGGGAACAAATGGATTGATTACCCTAAGTAATCCGTTCCAGAAAGCGATACTAGGCGCATACCCTCAATATAGAGGACGCGAAACAAATAACGGTCGAAGCAAGCAGCCTGTAACAGGGTCGATGCAAGCAGCCGGGCAAAATAAGGTTGAAATGTCCCGAACGGTTATGCAGCGAATAATAGTAACTGATAACTCCGGTGAGAAGATCAGAGAGAGGTTATCGGGGCACTACATTAAAAAATCAAGAATATGAGTTACAAATCAGATTTTCAGAAATGGAAAAAGGAAACACTTATTAATGTGTTTGACGACCTTTCAGGAGTTACTAACCGGTCTTTAAAAGTAGGAGACATGGTTATGTACATTAATGGATTCGGGCAAAAGTTTGGTCCTTTTGAGATTCTCGGATTTTGCATAGGGACTGAAAAGTGGGGAGTTTACGTATTCTTGGATAAGGAAAATTATTGGTTCCCTGATAATATTGATAGTATATATTTAGTATAGTAGTTTGTCGTGTTTTATTTTGTGTTTGTGTTGTTGGGTGTACGGTTCGTGAGAATAGTGCACCTTTTTAATTTTAGAAATTAATCAATAAAATTATATATCATGGTAAAGAAAGTAACAGAAAATTGGTCTCCTTCCTTGCGAGAGATGCAGGTGGGTGATATTGTAGAATTTCCAGTTAAGGCGATTTCGTCAGTGAATACAACGATTTCCCGTTTGCGATTGGAAATGTGTGTAGAGGGTGCAGATTGGAAACGTGACGGAGATATAGATCGGAAAAAGGGCACATTTCGAATCAAACGAACGGCGTAATGAAACCGCTTTCCGAACGCGAACGTCAAGTAGCTGTAGAGTATTGCAAAGGGCTAGCAGATAAAGAAGTAGCTGATAATCTTAAACGTTCTGTTTGGACTATTAAAGCCCAGAAGCGGGATATTTACAAGAAACTAGGTATCAATAAAGACACTGAGCTAGTACTCTATATGCTTTGCGACAGGCTGAAAGTCAATTTTGATTTGAAGGAGATTCGGAAACATGGAATTGAGATTTTATTCTCAATACTCTTTGTTCTTATGCAGGTTACTTGCAATAGCATTGATATGAGACGTATGAAGTCTTCATCTCGTGTACGTACTACAATGAGTTGTAGAGTGGGACTAGGTAGAAAAAATAGTGATTTACAATTATCAATAATGGGATGCTGACAGAAAGTAGAATGAATATCCTTTATGATGGTACTGCTGAATCAAGGCTAGCAGATATCTTGTATGTCATGGAAGATGAAACGTTTGGTTTCAGAAAGTCAGCTTCAATAGTTGGTGGGCGTGGCAGATTAACAAGGTTGATTATTGCGGGAAAGGTACGTTGTGACAAACCTTTGAATGTGCAAAATGCAAAATGCTACTGCAATGCTTCTGATGTATTGCGGCATGCTATGGTTAGAGTTAAAGGACGATCTAAAAGAAAGACTAATGAAAAAGATAATAATAAACGTGTTGCTTCTTAATTTGATAGCTGCACCGTGTTTGCTGACATTCAATGATGTGAACCCGATAACAGGTGAATGGAATTGGCACTGGAACCTGATTGGCATTTTATATTCCATCTGGTTTTATAATAATATTCTCAAACCAATTTTTAAACCCATGATGTGAATCACGGTAGGTTGTGTATTTCATGCTTAATTTTTTGGTTTCAAAGTCCTGTGTCAAGCGTGATGCAGGCAAAAACGGATAAGTGGCGGAATTGGTAACGCTTAGTAGAGTAAGATTGTAAGCCAGACATTCTGTAACCATTCAGTGAGGCTCTTGAATTTACATTCCCAGTTCGAATCTGGGCTTATCCACTAGACCTCAGCGGAGGAAGCACTCAATATTAAAATTATACTAGACATGTTTGCAACCGTAGCTAGTGATAGTGAACGGTTGCTTTTTTTATTATTAACCAATAATGCCGATACCTCAGGATGTCGTAGGGTGCGAGTCCCTATATTTGAGTTTTTACAATGTTCTATCTCCCGGTGTTGCTTGACCGCATATCCGGGAACAACTTTTTTATTAACCACTTTAATTTTAATTTTTATGGGACTTATTAAGAAACCTAACGAGCTGACCGTTAAGACTACATTGTCAGCACTGATTTATGGTCAACCAGGTATGGGTAAAACGACACTTGCATTAAGTGCTCCTAATCCGGTTTTGTTTGATTATGATGGAGGTATTCACCGCGTTAATGCTGCACACCGCGTACCAACGGTTCAAATAACTAGTTGGGAAGAAACCAATGAGGTGTTATCTTCCGAGGAGATAAAAAGATTCGATACCATTGTGATTGATACAGCGGGGAAAATGCTTTCTTTTATGGATAAGTATATTATGCAGACTAATCCTAAGATGCGCAAGAATGACGGTACGTTATCTCTACAAGGTTATGGAGTGCGAAAGAACATGTTTATCAACTTTGTAAATCAGGTGTCATTAATGGGCAAATCAGTGATATTTGTGGCCCATGAGCGTGAGGAGAAAAATGGAGAAGATAAACAGATACGCCCAGAGATTGGTGGATCATCTGCCGGTGACCTAATTAAAGAACTTGATTTGGTTGGGTATATGGAAGCTATTGGAAAAGATAGAACCATATCTTTCGATCCATGTGAAAAGTTTTACGGGAAAAATACCTGTAACTTACCATCCCGTATAAAGATTCCTGTGATAATTGATGCTTCGGGTGTAATTACTGGAGGAAACAACTTCATGACTGGAATCATTGATACCTACAAAAAGTATCAAACCAAACAGACTGAATTGTCTTCTGAATACGAGCTTCTCCTAGAAAGTATCAAAGATAGTATTGAGCAGATAACTGATGCGGATTCAGCAAATGAAATAATGTCAGGTATCCTTTCCATGGATCACATCTTTGACAGTAAGCTACAGGCTTCTCAAATGCTTGATAAGAAGTGCAAGGCACTAGGATTAAAGTTTGACCGTAATTTAAAGAAATATGCAGCCTAACTACAGAATTTACCCTTCACTCCTTGATAACTTTGATAAGTTCTTGAGGTCTGATGAAGAGGTTGAAAGTTTTTGGAATGTCGATAATGAAACTGGAGAATATAAACGATCTCCAGAAGAAATAGAGACAGAACTAAAACAGAAACTTTTGGATGCTATCAACCGCAAGCCATTCGAAAGTGAAGCAGCCGACAAAGGTACAGCGTTTAATGCTATTATTGACTGTTATCTGCATAAAGAAAAGCACGTACCTACTGAACGAGCTCCATACAGTATTATAGGTGATGAAGAAACCAATACTATTCAGGTGTCTTTTCCTGCAACTAATATTGCGCTTGCAAGAAACTTTCTTTTTGACAGGGCGTGGTGTATTGAACAGTCTAAATACTTCCAAGGTGCAGTGAGTCAGTTGTTTGTTTCGGCTATTCTCCCGACTAGATACGGTAATGTGGAGCTTTACGGATTTATTGATGAACTGTTACGCGATGTTGTGTATGATATAAAGTCAACATCAAGTTATCAGTTCGGTAAATATGAACATGGATGGCAACGCCATGTTTATCCGTATTGCTTGATTGCATCGGGCCAGATGGATAGTATAAAGGCGTTTGAGTACACTGCTTATCATCTAAAGGGTGGAACTAGTCGCACACCACTTATATCAGGTGTTTGTTATCCGGAATATTACACATATAACCATGAACAGACGATTAAACTATTGACAGCACATGTTGAACGGTTTATCGAGTTCTTGGAAGCGAACAAGGAATTAATAACCGATACAAAGATATTTGGAGGTAATTAATGGCACAAGAAGCAATTCTCACAAAGATAAACGGTGAAGTAAATATCAGCAAGTCTTTTGAATTTATGTGTTCCCAATTAAGGAACGGTAGGTATCGTTTGAAAATTGAGCGTTACACGGAGCCTAGGACGTTGAATCAAAATGCTTTGATGTGGTTATGGTTTGCTTGTATAGAGCAGGAGACAGGAACAGACAAACAGGATGTTCACGACTACTACTGTAACCGTTTTCTGCGTAGAACTGCATTCATAAAGGGAAAAGAAACGGTAATAGCCGGAAGCACATCGAAACTAAATACAGTGCAAATGACTGATTTCATGAATAAGATACAGGCTGATGCTGCTGCCGAATTGGGGATAGTACTCCCTCTTCCGGCTGACCGTTTTTATCAAGAATTTATTAACGAATACCAACTTAGGAGGTAATATGGAAATATTAAAAGCAAAGGTAACTAAAGATAATACTTTGGTTGCTAGTTACAAAAATGAGAATGGCGACACTGTTACCATCGAAGGAAAGAACCTGGTTACGAAGGACCTAACAAATTCATTCCGTGACCTTGTTCCTCACCTTACATTCTTATGCGAACAGAAGGAGGCCGCACATTTGGAAAGAATGGACGAATTACCGGATGATATTTACTCTACCCTAGAAGTCAGCGGATATACCGTAGGTGGTTCTGATGATTCGTTAGGAGTGACGCTGATAGGAAAAAGGTTCCTGAAAAGTAAGAAGGTATTGAACCTTTGTGCTCCTTTTACCATGTTCAACAATGAGAATGAAGAATATACCTACGCATTTGAACTGGAACAAGCCATAGAGGCTTGTAATTACGAGGTTGAACAATACTTATTTGAAAAGAAATGGGCTGTTGTTCAGCAGGAATTGCCGTTTAAAGATGAAGAACCAGTATCCGAAATAACTTCTGATGAAGCACCGGAAGTAAACTTGGATGAATTTCAGGCAGACCTGGAGAAGTTGACCGCTGATTCCAATATTACTATTATGGGCGAACAGAAGGTCAAAGGTAGGCACCGTAAAGTAAAGAAGGATAAAGCAACTACTGCCGCATGATACCAGGGACAATCTGCATAACTAAATACCCTAACTGCTATACTATTTCCTTTCCATATCATCCGATGTTGGTTACATGTGTGAAGCGTATTCCATCTGTAGCAAAGGATATAAAGAAAGCTTATTTATCCGATGAAAAAGCTTGGAAGATAGAACCGCAGGATGAATCTTATGTGAAGATTATGGCAGATTGGGCAATTCATTATGGATATTGCAACAGAAAGCAGTGGAGAGAAAGCACAAGAAACCTGAATGACTATTCCATACCTGAGATGCCTAAATTGGAAATCCCTCACGGGTTATTGCTGGAACCTTATGATTATCAGAAAGAAGGGATAGCCTATGCATTGAAGTATAAGCGGTGTATTTTTGGAGACCAGCCGGGATTAGGTAAGACATTACAGGCCATAGGCACGGTTACGATTGCAAAATCATATCCGTGCCTTGTCATTTGTCCGGCTGCTTTGAAAATCAACTGGCAGCGTGAATTTAAGAAGTTTGCTGGAAAGCAAGCGCTTATATTAGATGACAGGAATAAGGGCAGTTGGCAAAGATATATTGAGACTAAATGCTGCGACATATTTATAACTAACTATGAATCTTTGAAAAAGTACTTCGTTCTTAGAGTAAAGGATGATGCTAGATTCACGATGAAGAGCATAGAGTTTGATCCTAGAATCTCACTTTTCCGATCTGTCATAATTGATGAGAGCCACAAATGTAAGTCAACTAAGACCCAGCAAAGTAAATTTGTTGAGGGTATCTGTAAGGGAAAGGAATATATTCTTGAACTTACAGGTACTCCGGTTGTCAATGATAATACAGACTTGATACAACAGCTTAAAATCATGGGCCGCTTAGAAGACTTTGGGGGGTATAAATTCTTTGTTGACCGTTATTGTGATGGCTTAAGAAAGTCAAGTAACTTGAGGGAACTGAATTGGAGATTATGGAATACCTGTTTTTTCCGTAGGGAGAAATCGAAGGTACTTACTCAGTTGCCAGATAAATCGAGACAGTACATTGAGGTTGATATATCTACTCGTCGGGAGTATGAAAAGGCTGAAAATGATTTGATACAATATCTCCGGGATTACAAAAACGCTTCCGATGAAAAGATTACAAAAGCTATGAGAGGAGAAGTAATGGTGAGAATGGGTATTCTTAAATCAATATCAGCTAGAGGTAAAATAAAGGTGTTCTCGGAATTTATTCATGATGTCATTGATGGAGGGGAAAAACTAATAGTCTTTGCTTATCTAAAAGATGTAGTTCATGAATTGAAGAAGTTATTTCCTGATGCTGTTTTAGTAACTGGTGATGAAAATCCGACTCAAAAGCAGATATCGGTTGATAGGTTTCAGAACGATCCTAGCTGCAAACTTATAATTCTGAATTATAAGTCAGGAGGTACGGGCTTAACACTAACTGCATCTAGCCGGGTAGCTTTTATTGAATTCCCCTGGACGTTCAGTGATTGTGAGCAAGCAGAGGACCGGGCACACCGTAACGGACAAAAGAATAACGTAAACTGTTACTATTACCTAGGAAAGGATACTATCGACAGGTATATGTATGATGTGATTCAAACTAAGAAAAGCATTGCTAACGGTGTAACGGGTACGGATGATGTTGTTAAGGAGAATATGGTGGATATGGCTATGAACTTATTTAGTGGAAGGTTATGAAAAAACAGACTACACCACAATCAGAAAGTCAGATTCAGCATAGTTGTTTGACTTGGTTCAGGCTCCAATATCCTAGTTTATCTCTTCTTATGTTTGCGGTTCCCAATGGTGGCAAACGAGATGCAAAGACAGGAGCACGTATGAAATATGAGGGTAGTATTCGAGGTGTAGCAGATTTAATACTGCTCATTCCTAAAAAGGGATTCGCTTCCCTTTGCATAGAGATGAAAACTCCAAAAGGAATCCAGAGTGAATATCAGCTAAAATGGCAGAAAGCGGCAGAAAATGCACGAAACAAGTATGTTATCTGCCATTCTCTTCAAGAATTTATAGACGAGGTTAAATCTTATCTTCAATGACTTATATAGAACTAATCAATAACTTTTGGGCTGTAAGGCGTATTAGACCGATGACAAGTTACGAGGCTGATTTCTATTTTTATCTGCTGAAAGAATGTAACTCGAGAAACTGGACTAATCCGTTCGAATTGCCGTCGAGGAATATAGAGTATGAGCTTTGTATTTCACGCAAAACAATTTGTGACCTGCGCAATAAACTTCAGCAAAAAGGTTTGATTTCTTTTAAAGAGGGTAATAAACGTGCAAATGGAGCTGTTTATCATATACTTTATGTTTCCGTAGGTAACATAAGTGGTAACATAAATGGTAACATAAATGGTAACGTAAATGGTAACCCTATATATAAGACTAAGAATAAGACAAAGAATAATAACTCTAACGAGTTATTTCCTCCTGATCCTCCACCACCAAAATTGCCAAGAAAAACTAAGCCTGAGTTTATACCTCCTACACTGGAAGATATTACAGCTTATTTTGAGGGTAAGCTTCCTGACTGGGAGCAACAGGCGGAAACTTTCTATAATCATTTCACAAGTTTAGGGTGGCGCACGGCATCCGGAGCAAAGGTGGAACGATGGGATAGCCGTGCGAATCTTTGGATAATCGAAAAAAAACAAAGCAATGGAAGCGCGAAACAGGCAAACGATGTCACTGATGCAGATATTATCATCCGGTCTACTACGGGATAAACCTACGCCTCCTGAAGAGCGTGCAGCACTCTTTAAAAAGTGCTGCACACTTGTATGTCCTTCATTTGTGATTAACGATCTTAACCGAAATCTCATGAATGATATTTTCAAGTACATGGAAAATAAATCTGGGAAGTATGACACTAGTAAAGGCGTATGGCTGTGGGGTGATATTGGGACCGGAAAATCAACTATCATTCAGATAATGAACATGTACGATAAACTCTCTAAAGGGTTAAGTATAGGGGGATACCCGATTGGTGGATTTCGTATAGAATCAGCTTCTACTGCTGCAACTGTATATTCTACGAAAGGTCCTGAAGCTTTAGAAGCATACACATATAACAAAGGGAATCCGCATACTATTTCCTTCGATGAACTAGGAAGGGAACCTATTCCAGCAAAGTATTTCGGTACAGAATTGAATGTGATGCAATATCTATTCCAGTGCAGATACGAGTTAAGGCATGAAGTAATAACCCATGTGACGACCAATCTATCACTGAAGGATGTACAAAGTACCTATGGGGCGTATATCGCAGATCGAATCAATGAAATGTTTAACGTTATTGAACTGAAAGGGAAAAGCAGACGATGAAAACTTTAAAATACCTGTTTGCAGCCGTATTTATCATATTGATCTATACGGCTTTTTATTTTGCTATCTACTGGATAGCTGAGTATTGTTTACGAACTTTAATATAATACAATGAAAAATGTAGAATTGTATAACGATCATTTCCAGAACTACAAAGTTTATGGAATCCCCAAAGCTCAACTAATTATAGCTGATGTCCCTTACAATTTAGGAAATAATGCTTATGCCTCTAATCCCTCATGGTATGTGGATGGTGATAATAAGAACGGAGAAAGTGATAAGGCGGGCAAACAATTCTTTGATACCGATAAAGACTTTCGCCCGGCAGAGTTTATGCACTTCTGTAGCCAAATGCTTGTAAAAGAACCTAAGACTAAAAAAAGTGCACCATGTATGATAATCTTTTGTGAATTTGAAGACCAGTTCCGATATATCGAACTTGGTAAGAGATACGGTTTGGGTAAATACATAAATCTTGTATTTAGAAAAAACTTTTCATCGCAGGTTTTAAAAGCAAACATGAAAGTGGTTGGTAACTGTGAATATGGTCTTTTGTTGTATCGTGACAAGCTTCCAAAGTTTAACAACGACGGACGGATGATATTCAATTGCTTTGATTGGGTACAGGATAATGAAACACCGAAGGTTCACAATACCCAAAAGCCAGTACCATTACTTCGTAGGTTAATAGAGATATTCACTGATAAAGGTGATGTAGTTATCGATCCATGTGCCGGAAGCGGTTCTACTTTACTAGCAGCCGCCCAACTAGGACGCAAAGCATACGGATTCGAGATAAAGAAAAAGTTCTTTGCTGATGCGAATAAGCTAGTGTTGTCGCAAGTCCAACAGACATTATTTCAATAGACAGGATATGTGCGAGATTGAATTAGATAAAATATACAATGAAGATTGTATCGAAGGGATGAAACGTATTCCAGATAAAAGTGTCGATGCTATAATATGCGATCTTCCATACGGTACCACTCAAAGTAAATGGGATATAATAATTCCGTTTGAACCTCTATGGGAACAATACAAACGCATCATTAAAGACAATGGGGCTATTGTATTGTTTGGTGCGGAACCCTTTTCCAGCTATTTAAGACTAAGTAATATTGAGTGGTACAAATACGACTGGGTATGGGATAAAGTGAAAGGGGTTGGTTTTCTTAATGCCAAGAGGCAACCTCTCCGTAATCATGAATTGATTAGTGTATTCTACAAAAAGCAATGTACCTATAATCCTCAAAAAACATCTAGTCATGAAAGAAAAAAAACTTTCAGATCAAAAAACTGCCAAACAGAAGTGTACGGAGCAATGAATCAGGATTACCATTATGATTCAACAGAAAGGTATCCGCGTAGTATACAAGTCTTCAAAACAGACACACAGAACTCTTCGCTTCATCCTAACCAAAAGCCGGTGAAGCTTTTGGAGTACCTAATTATGACTTACACCAATGATGGTGAAACCGTCCTGGATAATTGTATTGGAAGTGGTACCACTGCAGTAGCCTGTATAAACACTAATAGACATTTTATCGGATTTGAGAATTTGGGAAAGCATTATTATACAGCCTGTGAACGTGTATTACAGGCTATGCGAGAACCAAAATTAGCATTATAAACTAACGTAAAATAAATCAGTAATGAGTAAAAATATAAGTGTTAAAACAGAAGAACCGTTCTGCCAGTTAGTAGGATTGCCAGGGGTTAATCGAGATATTGATTCATACTGGATTAATGATACAAGTAATATTAAACCGACCCTTGAACTCGGATTCGCATGTACTGCTGCCGGAAACAATGGAGCGTTAAATATTTGGAAGGATGATGCAGGAATAATTCGTGGCGAATTGTCGCGATGGCGTTTAACTGTTGAAGAAAAGATATTTTCTAGTTATTCAGAAGCAGAAAAATGCGTTCGTGATTGGCTTGACAGAATTAACTAATAACAAATCAAATATGAATAAAGAGCAAGTTTGTAGTGAATGTAAGCTGTTTATCAATGAAGATTCATTTGGTAACGGATGGTGTGAATTTCATCAGAAGGAAACGTTCTGCGAAAACGGAGCCTGTGAAGATGGGGTAGAAATAAAAGTAGGAAAATCTTCTCCTGATACGGATAATGACAATAATAACCTTTTAAAATGATACGACCAAAGCATTACAATTATCACAACCGGTCCCGACCCGCACAGCGAGAAAGGACTACATAAACCACTTCCGGCAAGAGAAGCCCCTTGAGGGAATATTCTTCACCGACTTCATCCGGGATGTTCTTGAAAAGAGAAGCAGACGCAAGTCTGAACACTATGCAGCCGTTTATGATGCGATCATAAAACACATAGATAACTTCTCATTAGAGTTTGATTGTGACATATTCACCAACTCGATAACGGCTGAATTTCTAGACGATTTCATTATCTATCTGGAAGACCAAGGGCTACGACATAATACCATTGTAGGATATATTCTAAAAATACAGACTCTTATTCGTAGAGCTTCGCAATACAATTATGCAGTAGATGTTACCTATGATGAGATTGATTTGAAATATGAGCCTACGAATGCAGTATTTCTTTCAATGAATGAGATTACCCGTATATACTACTACAAGTTTGAGAAGCAGGATAAACGGAAAGCCAAGGAGCGAATCAGGGATATGTTTGTATTGGGTTGTTTGACGGCTTTACGTTACTCTGATTATTCAAGATTGACAAGTCAAAATCTGATAAACGGGTATATTATGATCCGAACAAAGAAAACCAACGTTGATGTCAAAGTCCCAGCACACGACTATGTAAAAGAGATATTCGCAAAGTATGGCGGTCAGGTTCCCTGCGGCTTATGTATCCAGTACTTCAATAAGTACCTGAAGTTAATTATGCGGGAAATCGGACTAAATGATAAAATCACTTTTTCTTATACAGAAGGTGGAGAACTTAAAACTGTCACTCGTGAAAAATGGGAACTGATAAGTAGTCACACAGCGAGAAGAAGTGCAGCGACGAATATGTACCTCACGGGGCGTATGAAGACATTTGAAATTATGAAACTCACTGGACATCGGACCGAGCAAAACTTCTTCCGGTACATCCGGCTGACAGGTGATGATACAGCCCGATCTATTTCAGGAGATATGTTTTTTAGAAAGTAATTATCTACTGACACGTCATGTCAGTGACTTATGACATACCGAGTAATCCCGTTAGAGGGTTATTCGGTATCTTTATTGTGTAATATAAAAATTGAACTATGGAGATTATTTTTCGCAAAATAGAGGATATAAAGAAACTTGAAAATAACCCTCGCACAATATCCGAGGAACAAATGGATAAGTTAAAGGAATCACTTATCAATAATCAGGATTACTTCCAAGCTAGACCTATCATTCTTTCAAATCGAACTGGTGAATTTGTTATCATAGCTGGAAATCAGCGCTATGACGCATCCGTTCAGTTAGGGTTCAAAGAAGTACCTACCGTTCTTATTGAAGGGTTGACGGAAGAACGAGAGCGCGAAATAGTCATACGCGATAATGTCAACAACGGTGAGTGGGACTTATTGAAGATTATTAAAGAATGGGACTGTACAGCCTTACTCGATTGGGGATTATTCATTGACGACAGCAATGAAGAGTTTTTCAAGGAGAAGGGGCGTCCGGCTTTGAATGGGGACGAGTTGAAGAACGAACATTATGAGGCAGTAGAAAGCCTTAGCTATCTGAAATTTGGGGGTATAAAAATACCTTTATCAGCCGATGAAGAATCAAAGTTTCAGGTTGCACTTGACAAGTATATGGAAGAGAATGGAGTGATAGTAGGATTCATAAACAGCATTTTACATGATTGAGTATATCGATATAGACAAACTGAATCCGGCAGACTATAACCCTAGATGCTTGTCGGATGATGCTCTGGAAGAATTGAAGAATTCCATCACGGAGCTAGGTGTGATAAAGCCAATCATCATCCGTCGTTCGGATTTTCGTATCATGGCGGGTCACCAGAGAACGAAAACGATGAAACTGCTAGGCTACACTCAGGTTCCTGCATTCATCCTGGATGGAGTTAACTCAACTGATGAAGTACGTTTCAATCAGCTTCACAACTTCGTGGAATGTGAAGTACATGATGCGCAGCCTATACTAACTATCACTCCGGAGGCGATTCAGGGTACTGGCTTTCAGGTAATCAAGAATAGTGATATTCATTTGTATAACAAAGGAACTAAAAATACGTTTGTTGTTGAACTGACAAAGATGATAATCCGTTACGGTCAGTTTGCAAATGCTATCTGTGATTTTGCAGGTAATATTCTCGTGTCATGTGTGTACGCGAAGGCTATAAAGTTGCTTGGCATGGATTTGCTGGTATATGTTCTTCCGAAAGGAATGGAAGAACGTGCCAGATACTTTTTTGGTAAGCAATACGGAGTATTTGAGTATTCCCATATAGAGAAGAAAACGTATATCCAATCTTTTGCCCAGAAACCGCGTTTGCGCTCTAAAAACGGAGTGATGGCTAATAGGACCCACTCAGTTCTGTATGAAACACAGGTGATTCCAATTATCGACAAAAGCATGCGTATTCTCGATTTCGGTGCCGGGCAAAAAGATTATGCGCTCTATTTACGGAAGAAGGGCTATAAGATTGATGCAATTGAGTTCTTCCATCGACAGGACAACGTGGATGCTATTGATGAGAAGGAAATTAGGGATGATAATGCCCGTATATGCCGAACACTTGATACATACGGTCAGTATGATGTAGTTGTCTGTGATAGCGTGCTTAACTCTGTGAACTCACTGCAAGATGAAAAAAATGTTCTGTTATCTCTGGCCGCTTTATGCAAAAAGGGAGGATTGATATTCTGGAGCGGCATACCTCTTCAGTTCCGGCAAAAGACATCGGATCGTAAAAACTCAATGGATTATCGTACTGTATCTGTCTTTCTCGACAAGAATGGTTTTACCGCGAATCTTCGTTATGGAGAATGGTATTTTCAGAAGTACCACAGCATGGCAAACATTCGTGAACTGAACACGAAATACATCGGAAGTAATTTCAAGGTTTACGAGAATGGGCGACTGATACCGGAAGAGGGAGAAGTGAAAGCTTCCTCTTTTCAAGTGGTATCAATCAACGATAAACCGGCATCTTTGGAGGAGATGGAAGAAGCGTTAAGATATGAATTCTCCTTGCCATTGCCACGTGGGAAGCATTGGAACCTTGACAAAGATTTGATACCTGCATACTTAAAATCAATGAAGTAATGGCTGCACCGAAAGAAAATCAGTTTTGGAAATTGAGGAGCGTTCACGGAAGGGATAAGCTCTTTTCAACTCCTGAATTATTGTGGGAAGCAGCATGCGAGTATTTCCAGTGGTGCGATGATTCTCCGTGGACTACCAAAAAGGCTATTCAGAAAGTAGTGCCCGTAAAACAAAAGAGGGGTAAGAAGGTGGAGATCGTTAATGAGGAGCAGACACAGCGTGAAGTAACACCGACCGCCAGACCTTATTCACTCTCCGGATTTCGTATATACGTGGGAGCTTCACCTAGATGGTGGAATAACTTTCGTGAGACGTGTATAATTAAAAATGATGAAGGTTTTTTAGAGGTCATCGCGCGCGTGGAGGAAATTATCAGAACGCAGCAGTTCGAGGGTGCATGTGTTGGAGCTTTCAATGCAAATATCATTTCTAGAACGTTAGGGTTAGCAGAAAAGCAGGAGGTAGACCATACCACTGGGGGCAAAGAGTTCAAGGGGTTCAATTTCTTACCATATACTCCGGAAGCTGATGAGGTGAAATAATGGAAGAACAAAAGGTCAACATAAAGCAACGGTTAGCATATAACTATCTTCGTGATTCGACTACGAAGTTCTTGTGTTATGGCGGTGCCGGTGGGGGTGGTAAGTCATGGCTGGGTTGTGAGTGGCTTATGCAATGCGCTTACCATCTTTCTGGTACTCGTTGGTTTGCTGGCCGTGATAGCTTGAAGGATAGCCGTGAATCCATTGCGGTAACATTCGTGAAGGTGGCCGCATGGCATCACTTCACCGAGTACCGGCTAACCAATGACGGTGTGTCTTTCGATAATGGATCGGAAATCATCTTTTTGGATTTGACCTATTATCCTGTAAAGGACCCGATGTATGAAAGATTAGGCTCTAAAGAGTTTACCGGAGGATGGATAGAAGAAGCAGGGCAGGTTCATAAACTTGCATTTGAGATTCTGATAACTCGTATAGGGCGACATCTGAATGATGTGTATAATATACCGGGTAAGATTTTGATAACCTGTAATCCAAAAAAGAACTGGTTATATGACTTATTCTACAAAAGATGGAAAGAGGGGACCTTATATGAGGAATACGCCTTTGTTCCGGCTCTAGTACAGGATAATCCGTTTGCAACGGAGGATTATATCAACGCCCTTAAAAACACTAAAGACAAGGTAACAAAGGAGCGTCTTTACTATGGGAATTGGGAGTATGACGATGACCCGTCGGTACTTTGTGATTACGACGCTATATGTGACTTGTTCGCCAATGAGCACGTCAAGGCGTCTGGGTTACCTTCTGCATCTGCCGACCTTGCAATGAAAGGACGTGATAGATTCGTAGTAGGTCATTGGCTGGGAAATGTATGTACTATCCGGATTGACAAAGAATTCAGTCCTGGTAAGGTGATAGAAACAGACCTTAAGAATCTGATGATTGATTACGGCATCCCCCGCAGCATGACTATCGTTGACTCTGACGGATTAGGTGCATATCTGGAAAGTTATCTAACAGGGATAAAGGAATTTCACGGAGGAAGTAGGCCGATAAGTGTTGAGTATGATAATCTTAAGTCTGAATGCGCTTTCAAGCTTGCTGAGTTGATTAATGCCCGTAAGATAAGGATTATATGCACAGACGCTCAAAGGGAGCGTATAAAGAAAGAATTAGGGGTGTTGAAGCAAGACCACGTAGATGCGGATACAAAGAAGAAAGGCATAATAAGCAAAGAGAAGATGAAGGAGCTGCTAGGGCATTCTCCTGACTATCTGGATATGTTGATTATGTCGATGTACTTCCGCATAAAGCCAATACCACAAAAAGCAAAAGCCAAATTAGCTACAATGTAAATGACTGCAATATGACAGTGAAAGAATTTTTGATACTAAGCGATGTTTCCTCTAGTAAGGAGGATATTTCTAGCCAGATGGAGAAACTCCCTAGACCGGTAAAAGTTGGGGATGTGGCAACGCCTGATACGCTGAACGACCTAACATTCGGGCAGCTAATCAAGCTACAATCAATAGCCAACACAATGGACGTGATTTTACTTCCTTGCCGGGAGCTGCTGGGGCTGACGGATGAAGAGATTATGATGTGTGATGCCGAACAGGTGATGGGCTTCTCTATGTGGGCAGCAAAACAGGTTGAGAAGATTAATAACCTGTTTGCATCCACAAGCGTACCGCCTACTCAGGAAGAGGCACGGGCAGGAATCGAGCAGATGCAGTTCGGAATGTTCGGGCTCATAGATTACTTCGCTACCCGTATGGGGATAACCGATCATGAACAGGTGGAGTCGGTGCCGTGGGTGCGTATATACAAGTGTCTGGATATTGATACGAAAAGATATGTATTTCAAAGAAGGTTACGGAAAATATTATCAGAAGAGAAATGACAACAGTAGAATCGAAAATTAAAAGTATCGTTGAACAGATGGAGGGAGTTACCTACATCTTTGAAAATTGGGCTACAGCAAATGTTAGACTTGATAGTGGTGTAATGCCGGCTATATTAAATGTGCTTCCAGTATCAGGGCGTTTCAATCTTGGAAAGATGCATCTGAAGGATTTTCCTAATTGCATGCTAGCTTTTCTTGATAAGGCTGATTTGGATTTCGATGGAGCGGAGAATGATGCGATTATTGAGAGATGTAAGGACTTTGCTAAAGAGTTTGTTCTTCGTTTAAATGCAAGTGGGCTGTTTGAACAAGTAGAAGGTGATATACCATACTCTATAGTATATGATAAGCTAGATGTTAATGTAACAGGTATAGTCATTGAGATGCAGCTAAAGGAGGCAAAAGGGCTTGTATTATGCCCGGGTAAAGATATAGGAGAACTGGTACATGGCAGGAAAGGATAAAGCATTAGGAGTTGTACGTAGTGAGTTAGACGCTCTTAGACTTAGAATCATTGAAAATCATCTCAGGGTAGGACAAAAAGCAAGTGGTAAAACTATCGCTAGTTTACATGTCGAGTTGTCTGAAAATGAAGGGATACTTTGGGGCCGTCAAGCTTTTGAAGTTTTGGAATCAGGACGTAAAGGAGGAAAAGTTCCTAAAGGTTTTTATCAGATTATCCAGCAGTGGGTAAAAGATAAAGGAATACAGGTAGATAAACCAAAGACATTCTCATACTTTGTTGCTAGAAAGATCGCAAGGGAAGGGACTCAATTATACCGGAATGGTGGGAGAGATGATATTTACTCAAAAGAAATTGAGCACACAACTAAGGTAATAATGGAACGGATTTTTGGAATATTTGAAAAGGATGTTGAACATATAAATTTAAATAATCAATGAGAACTGCAGAGATGAATTATCATGTTACGATTAAGTATCCTGATAATATATGTTTTGTATTTAATCCACAAATAGTACAATTAAGCGGTGGACTTCTCGCAGGAGGAATGAGCTTGGAAACGTATATATATGAGCTTGTTGATAATGATACATCATTTAAATATACTGATAATAGAGTATCTGCCGGTGATAACATTTCTTTAGATTTATCTACTTATCTACAATCATTATTTGACGCTAAAAGTTCACTGCCTCAATCAAAAAAAGTAAAGGTTACGGTTATGCATAATATAGGAGGCTTATTTGAGTTTACTTTATTATGTATCTGGGGAGCTATAAATGTGGGAGAAGTGTTTAATCCATCAAGAACAGTTACAATGTTTAGGAACTTTCCCTCTCGTATTTCTATATACAGTAATGGCGAAATAAACGTTAGATATGATGGGGAGAAATACACTTCCGTTGAAGTAGAAAATTCAGGATTATTACACAAGGATTTCTCCGAATTATTCAAGGATGCAAAGGAGTTTGGGATGATTAAGATACTAAATACTCCTGAAGCTCCTAGTATATTTCAATATACTTTTGATAGAACATTTAAACCAATTCCTGACGATGCAGTATTTATCAAGGTTCTTTTTAATGATTGTGATAAGGGAATCTACCTGCGTTGGCTAGATCGCCACGGATTCTTTCAGTATTGGCTATTTCAAGAGGGAGATTTGACAGGACAGTCTTCCAATGAGGGAGAACTGTTGAACGTTGATTATAGTGATATAAAATATGCTTATAGTGGTATGAATCGTTATCAAGGAAAAACATATCAAACTACTAGGAAGGCTTGTGCGACATTCGTGGATCGAAAAATATTTAAGATGTTATCTACCATCCATTCTTCACCTATTGTTGATATGTACATTGGTGAGAACTGGGTACCAGTTAATATTGTGGCCGGAACATTTACCGATAACGGAACGGACCTTCAAGACTTCGAAATTCAAATAACCATGCCGAAAACTATAACACAGATGCTATGACAAGGGATGAATTATACATAAATGGCGTAAAAGCTGACCTAGGTAAAACCGATATTAGCTTGAATTATAAAAGCAACCTACTTACTGATATTAGCAAAATAGTAAGCAATAACAGCTACACAATCAAGCTTCCTAAAACGGCAAAGAATATGGCTTTGATTGAGTGTTCCCATATTCCTAGTTCTTCAAGTCGTTATCCGTACCTAAAGCATAAGGGTACGGTGTTACGGAATGGTATTAAAATAATCAAGGATGCAAATGTCGTATTGCTTGAAACCGGAGAATTTATAGAGATAGCTCTAACCTGGGGAAATGTTATAAACTTTGCCAGTGTGGTGAACGATGGTAAGAAGTTGACGGATATTTCATACGGAACAGTCGAGGGAGTAGACTGGGTAGTGTGGAGTAATAAGGGGAGCAATACCACGCAATTTCCTCTAATTGACTATGGATTTAGTTCCGGTGAATCTAATGCGTGGTATCGGCCAGTAGTTACTGTTAAATGGATACTTGATAAGATTCAGGAGCAAAGCGGAGTAACATTTAATTTCCCGTCTGACAAACTTACTGTTATAAATAAAATGATTATTCCTCTTTTAACGAGGAATGATAGTGAAGAACTATATAGCAAATATCCTATCAATTTAGTTGGGACTGGTATTGGTAGTAATAACAGAGTAGCGAATTATTTTGGGCTTAATATTAACTTTAACGGTGATGATACTCAAAGAAAATATGGAGAAACTATAGATTATCAGCAACAAAATTCAACAGTAAAAGCATATAAACCTTCTTATGATTCGGATAAATCACATATAAAAGGAACGGTTATGACCGTATTCAGGTCTACTACCATTAGTATAGATTATTTAACAGTAGAATTATGGATAGACAGAACTAGTATAGCGACGTTTCGTCCTATATCACACCAAGTCAATAATAATTTGTGGACAGTTGGGTTTAATATTGATTGTACTTTTGATATCAGTGCAGGGCAAATTATATCTTTAGGATTATTGAGTGGAAAAGGATATTTTAGTTCGCTGTCAGATGCAGGATCCAATATTAATTTGAATATAACATTATCTGCCAGAGGTGAAATATCTTTTGGTGAGAAATTCCCCTTAGTACCCAATCTTCCGGACATCAAGCAAATTGACTTTATCAAAGCCGTTGCATCAATGATCGGTTTGTTTGCTTTGCCGGATGGCACAAACGGGATAAAGTTTATACCATTTGATAATCTATCAGCAAATAAAGCTAAGGCTGTAGATTGGACGGATCGTGTGATAATGGCTTATAGAAGTGTAACACCACGGAGCCTTAAATATACCCTTGATAACATAGCTCAAAACAACCGGTTTCAGTACAAAGAGGACGATAAAGTAACAGGAAGTTATGACGGTAATATACAGGTTGAGGATGCTACGATAGATTATGAACGTGATGCTATTAAATTGCCTTTTTCCGCTTGCGACACAAAGAACGGTGTGGCTTATATCCCTTTGTATTCCTATAATGATAAAGGAGAACTACAGTATAATAAAGTCAATCCCCGAATATTACTTATTGACGGTACAAAAGGAATATTCAAAGGATTGGAATGGACTACCTTAATTGAAAATAACTATCAAACGTACAAAGGACTAATCAATGATGCAAAGGTAGTTACCGAGTATATCAGTCTTAACAGTATTGAGTTGCGAGACTTAGAGATGGATGTTCCGGTTTATTTGGCTCAATATGGTTGTTATCTGGCCATCATTGAGATAAAAACTAGGGAGAATAATATATGTGAGTGCAAACTTTTAAAGATGTGATATTATGGGAGATGATAATATAAAAACAAAGATACTTGATATTCAAGTTCGTTATGAAGATGCTATACGTGGAATAGCCAAATATCAGCAGGTTATAGATCAGACTAAAGATAAGCAGAAAGAGCTTAGAAAAGAGCTGGATAGCGGTCAAATGACGATAGATGAGTATAACATGGAGATAGCAGCTAGTAAGCTAGTTATCTCTGAGAATAATGAAGCTATCCGAATTCTAAATAAAGAAATCCAAAATAATATCAAGGCTGAAAAACAGCAGCAGGATAGTTTGATAGCTCTTCGTGCCTCATTGTCAAATTTGACACGCCAATATGATGAGATGTCCGAGGCTGAACGTGAGTCCGCATCCGGTCAAGATTTGGAAATACATATTAATGCTATTACTGATAAAATAAAGGAAGCTGAGGAAAAGACACAGAGATTCTATCGGAATGTAGGTAGTTATCAGCAAGCATTTGAAAAGGCGCTTTCCCCTTTAAAGAAGCAGCTAGATGATTTGCGCACAACATATATGCAAATGTCTGAGGAGGAAAGAAAAGGGGCCGCAGGTGATGAAATGCGTACTCATATTAAAAATATTGAGGAGCAATTAAATGCTACGTCCGAAGCCGGAGGTAAATTCCAAAATGAGCTTCTTTCACTTGTTGGTATTCAGGGTGGATTCTTGGGAAGTATAGCCAATTCTGTTGGTGGAATGGAATCTATGTCACAGGCATTCATGGCAGGTAAGGCAGCTGTATCTGCTTTCGGAAAGCAATTACTAGCTCTGTTGATGAATCCTATTGTAGCAATAATTGCAGGGATTGCATTGGCAATAATGGGGCTTGTAAAGGCTATAAATTCCAGCGAGGAAGCAACTAACCGAGTTAGTGTATTGCTGGCTCCATTCAAAAAGATGTTGGATGGATTATTAAATTTGTTGCAAATATTTGCTGCTGTAATCCTTTCTGTTGCAGAAGCTTGGGCAAAGTTATACGATTGGCAAATGAAACTCATGGAGAAGCTTCCTCTAGTGGGTGGAATAATCAAAGAAATCAATGAATCTAACCGTGAAGCCATTGAGTTAGCAAAGGAAAAGATTGCTATTGAACAGCAGTCACGGACAGATGAAGTGCAGAACGCTAAGGATGCCCTAGAAGTTTCGAAGCTACGTACTCTTGCTAAAGACAAAGAGAAGTACACTGCAGAAGAAAGATTGAAGTTCGTCCGCGAAGCTAATAAGCTGGAAGAACAACAGGCAGATCGAAATGTGAAGCTAGCAGAACGTAAGCTAAAAACATTGCAGACTGAATCCGAATGGGCGGAAAATAATGCAGAGACAAATAAGGAGCTCGCAAAACTGGAAGCAGATGTATATCGTGCCCGTAAGGAGCAATATGATAAGACTCGTGAACTAAAAGAACAAGAAAATACCATAATACAAGAAGGTATAGCTAGCACAAAGGCAGAAGCTGATGCAAAGAAAAAAGCTGCAGAGGAAGCTGTTAAAACCGTTAAAGAGCAACGTGATAAAGAACGAGATGCCATCCGGCAGGCCGAAGATGCTCTGTTATCTTTAATAAAAGATGAGAGAGAGAAACGACGTAATGAAATCAATCTATCATATAGTCGTGAGATTGCTGATTTGAAACGGAAACTTGCTGAAGATAAGAATCTCACTGCCAAGGCTAAGGATGCCATCAGGCAGACGATTAAATTTAAAGAGCAACAGTTACAAAGTGGAGTTGCAAAAGCTGTCAGATGAACAACTACAGAAAGATATTGCCAACCGTCAGAAGTTGATAGATACTCAGTTAGCTTCCGTAAAATCAGGAAGCGAACAGGAGTTTCAGTTAAGAATGCAGCAGTTGATGGCTCAACGTGATATGGAATTATCCAATACGGAGTTAACTGAGCAAATGAAACTTGCCATCAAAGCGAAGTATGACAAGCAGATGGATGATTTAGTACTTCAGAGGGAGAATGATACCTTAAAGAAACAGGCTGATATATTGAATAAACGTTTTGCTAGTGAGTTAGGTATCTTGGAATCTCAGAATGAAGTCAAGTTACAAAGGATGCAGAATGAAGGTGCTTCCGATTCACAATTGAAACAAGCTCAATACGCTTTTGAATTACAAGAACTTCAAACATCGTTGACTCAACAAAATGAAGTCCTTGCAAATATGAAACAACTTGAAGGAGAGACTAATGAAGCATTTAATCAGAGAAAGGTTGAGCAAGAACAGAAGGTCGCTGAAACTGAGGTTCAGATTGATACTACAAAAGTTGAAAGCCAAAAAGCATTGTATGATGATTTCAGAGGTGCGATAGATGCTTTGGGAGAACACAATAAAGCATTTGCCCAGATGTCTAAAATGCTCGCTCTTGGGGAGATTGCTGTCAATACAGGTAAAGCGATAGCTGCTGGGGTTGCACAAGCGCAATCAGTCCCTTTTCCCGGGAATATCGCTGCAATAGTAACAACTATAGCTACTGTTATGGCTAATATAACCACTGCAATCAAAACGGTAAAAAGTGCCAAATTTGCATCAGGTGGATATGTTGATGGACCTGGAACCGGAACGAGTGATAGCATCCCAGCAAAACTAAGCAACGGAGAATCTGTAATGACTGCAAGAACCACAGGGCTATTTGCTCCTATACTTTCTTCATTCAATATGATGGGAGGTGGTGTTCCTATTAATGTAGCAGCATCAAGCAATCAAACTATGGGAGAGGATATGTTAGCAAGGGCGGTTGCAAAGGGAGTACAGATGATGCCTAGACCTGTTGTATCAGTAGAGGAAATAAATACAGTAAGTAATCGTGTAGAGGTCTTGGAGGGACTTGGTAGCTTATGAATGCTTATGAATTATTATATGCTAATAGGACTGCACTTGAAATGATGGCAGAGGTGTCGGTTGAAGTGTCAGATATAAAATATTTGGCAATGTATAAAGAGTATTTGCGTTTGATAAATGAGGGGCATAAAAAGACATATGTCATGCAATATCTTTCAGACGAATATGGAGTAGCGGAAAGAACTACATATCGAATAATAGATAGGCTATCAACTGAGGTTGAAATGTGAAGTTAGGGTGGGCGTTTGCTCACCCTGTTTTTTTACTGTCACTTCATGTCAGTGCTATTCCTTTCTAATATTCTTATAGCAGTATCTCGTTTCCTACCTTTGTTACAAACAATTATAGGGCTATGGCTAAATTATACATTAACAAAGATATTGCCGCTGATGCTGATAAAATGAAGTATTGGCTCACAGGTGATGATTGTGTTTCTTTCTCGGACATACAAGGGTATATCGACTGGATGCCAGGAGATGATAATCATATAGATATTGAACTGCATTCCTGTGGAGGTGATTGCACAGAGGCGTATGCTATTTACGACGCTTTACGTGCATCAGGGAAGGAGATAAGTTGTAAGGTAGTTGGAAAGGCTGCATCAATGGCTACTGTCATTCTTCTTGCTGCACCTATTGAAAAAAGAAGCGCATATCAACATGCAGAGTTTCTTATTCATTCTCCATATTATCCTTCCAGTGCAAAAGTTGGCGAACTAACACTTGCAAAGTTGGATGAACTGAAAGCAGATTTACAGACTGAGAAAGAAAAGATGCTCAATGTATATGTCGAACGTACTGGGCAAACAAGAGAGATATTAGATGCGCAAATGATAGCTGATAGTTGGTTTGATGTAAATAAGGCAATTGAACTAGGTTTTATTTCTTCCATTGTGCCTGCTATTTCTGCATCTACAAAAGAACCAATCATTAATAATAATTCTAATAGTGAAAGTATGGCGAAAGAAAGTCAAACAACAGTGAGCAAATCCTTATTGGATCGTTTGCTCGCTAAATGCGGTTACGCGAAAATTGAAGATGTTCCGGCGGCTGTCGGAATGGTTATTACTACATCAACTGGAGATGAGTTGACGGTAGAGCGTGAAGAAGGAGAAATCCAAGTTGGTGATCCGGCTTCTCCTGATGGCGAGTATGTACTTGAAGATGGACGTACGGTGGTCGTTATTGATGGCGTTATCACTGAAATCAAGGAGCCTTCTTCTAGTGAAGAAGATACTCAGGCCTTGCAGGATCGCATAGCTGAGTTAGAAGAAGAAAATGCTTCTTTGAAAGCCAATGCAAAGAGTGAAACTGACACTCGTATTATCGCTGCAGTAACCAAGGCAGGTGGTGAAAATTGGCTTAGAAAGGTTACGGGCTCTTATGTTCCTGCAGGACGTTCGGCAACTCCACAGGCTAAGAAGCACGAAGAAACAAATCCTGTGAGTAAGATTGATAAAAAACTTGCAGAAGCTAGAGAAAAAAACAAAAAGAGATTCAATTAAAAAATACGAATTATGATTTGGGAACAGATTAAAAACTTAACCCCCAGCAATGGGGCTATCATGAGTTTAAAGGATCTCATGATTATGACAAACTTCTTAGATGAAGATTTGGAGAAATTCTTTACTTTTCGGCAGAATGTGGTACAAGGCCAAAAACTAGGATGGACCGGTGAGATGGAAGATGTGGGATGGGCAGGTGCTAGTTGTAATCCTACATATCGCAACGCAGCTATTGCAGCAGCAGAAAAGACATGGGAGATTGGCGATTGGTCCATTCCTTTAAAGTGGTGCTATGAAGAACTAGAAGGCACAATTGCAGAATACTGTTTGAAAACAGGTACAGATATTGCCGATCTGACTTCTACAGAGTACCTGGATGATATAGTTATGCCAGCATTAGACTTGGCTATCAAACGCATGTTCTGGCGTTTCATTTGGTTCGGTGATAAAGATGCTCAGAATATAGGTACAGGCCAAATAACCGATGGAGTAGATGTAGAGCTCTTCAAACCGTGTAATGGATTCTGGAAACAGTTGTTTACAATCGGTGCAGCAAATGAAGGGCAACATACGACTATTGCGGCTAATAACGAATCTTCTTTTGCTTTACAGCGTAGTAAGATTCGTGAATCAGGTGTGGCTATAGGTATTTTTGATTCAATGTTTGATAATGCCGATCCTCGTATTGCTGCTATGGATGGAGCAGGTGTCTTCTGTACTAAGTCTCTTACTGACGCGTTGGCAAAAGATTTGAAGCGCGAATATAAATTGATCCTTGAATGGAATCAGGTCTTTGACGGTTTGGATGTCACTGAATATGACGGTAATACAATTTATCGCGTGTCTATTTGGGATCGTTTCATCCAAAAGTATCAGAACAATGGTACTAAACTGAACATGCCTCACCGTGCTGTATTCGGTTCTCCGAAACAGTTATTTGTAGGCTCACCTGCAAACCAAATTATTTCTGATTTACGTGTTTGGTTCAATGAAGATGAACGTGTAAATAAGGCCTATTCTTGTGGTAAACTCGGATGTTTGGTTGGTGAGGACAATTTGTTTCAGTTAGCATATTAGGAAAGGGGGTATCTATGGGATTATGTGACGAAATTTTAAAAAAAGGTATCTCTATTGATTGTGATAACCCTATTACAAAAGGCTTGGAATCCAATGGAGTAATCATTAACAGACAAGATGTTGATTTTGCTGCAACAGTATTTGATGCTACACGGAAAAATATAATCAAAACACTTGCTTTGAAAACAGGTAAAAAAGGTTATGAGGTGTATTGTCCTGGTTCTACTCCTTTTACAGGAACAAAGACTTCTTTAGAAAAAGGCACCTATAAAAACAAGTGGACCCACGACCTTCCCTTGGTTGTGTTGGATAATGGGCCGGAAGTTTGCGAAGACATCATTGAGGGTCTGGCAAATGGTGAATACGTAGTTATTCTCCGTAACAAGCATAAAGGTGGTGAAGGGAATGCTGAATATCAGGTTTATGGTTATTATCAAGGACTTCGTGCGGAAACAATTGAAAATGATAAATACTCGGAAGATACTGATGGTGGTTGGTCAGTAGCTTTGAAAGAAACCGGATCGCCTAAAGCTGCAATGTTTTTCTTTAATACTGATAAGAAAACAACGGATGCTCAGTTTGGAACATTAACGGTACAACCGGAAGCGTGATGAATCTTTTAGAAGTGGTTAATAAGTTGGAAGTATTGAGAGGGCAGACGGCCCTCTCTGCTTTTGATAAATCAGATATTGAACTGATGTATCGGGAAGTCTTAGGAAAGGACTTTGTGAAAACATCGTGTAATGACTGTTATCACGATGCAGTAATCGAAATGTATTTATATCTAAAACGTACGGGAAATATGAAAGAAAAATCAAACTACACCCTGAAAAATGGTGTGCTTCTACAAATAGAATTCGGTAGTAACACAATGTACACGAATGCTAATCTTACAGACGAAGTCGCTGAAAATTATCTTGCCAAAAGTCCTAAAGGGGAAATCTTCTTTGCCTCTATGCCTACAGATTGGGAGGAACGTGTGAAAAAACGCTTTAGTTCGGAAATTGAGTTGAACGAGGAGTTGACAAATATCCTTGTTGATACATTGAAATCAGGTGCTACTCTTACTTCTATCAAAGGAACTTTCAAAAGTTATACTATCGACGGAAAGAAAGTAACGGCTAAAGTACTTGACATGCATTTGAAGGCCGCAAAAGACATTGTGGCTGCAAATGAATTGAAAGACGATTCGGAGAAAAATCAAACGGAAGAGTAACTAATAACCTCACGGGATTATGAGAGCGAAAGAACTTAGGAAAAGGAGCAAAAAACGTGTTGATATAAGCTATATTCATACATTAGGCATACAAAGCTATGGTGATGACAACTTATATCCTCAAGTATTACGTAATATCATTGCTGCAAGTCCCACTGGTACTGAATGCGCTAATCGTTTGGCCGATTTCATTGAAGGCAATGGATTTCGTGAGGTTAATTTTTCAGAATACGTTGTTAATAGACGTGGAGATACAACCGATGATATTCATGCATTAGTATGCAAGGATGTTGCAGATTATAAAGGTCTGTCTTTACATCTTAATTATAATATGTTCGGTGAAATTTGTGAATTGAATTTTGTTCCATTTGAAAATTGTCGCTTATTTGGAGAAGATGAAAACGGATACATCTCTAAAATTGCGGTTCATCCAGATTGGACAGGTAAGAAGATACGTAAGGGTAAAGCTATCCTTGTAAAAAAAGAAAATATAGACTTTATTGATGTATTTAATCCTCGTGAAGAAGTAGTTTTAGCTCAGATTGAGGCGGCTGGAGGAATTGAATATTATAAAGGACAGATATTATGGCTGTCAATGGATGGAAATTATGTCTATCCAACCGGAAAGGCTGATAGTGTAGTCACAGAAATGTGTACTGATGAAGGATTATCTAATGTTAAGTATCGTAACGTTTGTTGTAATTTTCTTCCTTCAGGTATGATGATAACTAAAAAAGGAGCTAGTATTGATACTGACGACGACAAAAGTAATAAAAATGAAGACACAGGTTTTTCAGATACACTAGTTCAACTTCAAGGTGATACAAATTCTGTGAAAATACTGGAGGTTGAGATCACGACAGAAGAAGAAAAGCCTGAATTTATTCCTTTGAAATCCAATAATTACGATAAGGAGTTTACCGTTACTGATGCAAGTACGGTCGAGCGTATATACTCCTCTTATGGGCAAGAGCCGTGGTACTGTATCCGTATTGGTAAAGTCGGTTTTTCTGGTGATATTTTAGAGGATGCTTTTGAATATTATAATTCCATCGTATCCAAACAACAACGTATGATTGAACGTGCCTTTCAGAAGATTTTCGAAAATTGGTATGAAGAGGTTAATCCTTCAAATGACTTTAGTGTTCAACCGCTTAAATATGTGAGAAATGCAGCAGTACCTAATAACAACGGAGGAGGTATCTGAACTCTCCCGTGATATGTCTACCTACTTGGATAAATCTAAAATAGAAACATACATTCGTGAATCTGAAAATATTGATATAAAAAGTGCATTGGGGGATGATCTATTTCTTGATGTGAAGAAGTTTCCAGAAAAATATTCCATATTGCTTAATGGAGGTATTTATGAGACTGAATGCGGGGGTAGAAAGGTCTTTACTGGACTTAAATCCGCACTTGCTTATTACACATTTGCTCGTATTGTGAAAAATGGGGATGGAAATGTCACCCGTTTTGGATTTGTAAATAAAGAATCTGAATATTCTTCCCGTTCGGATATAAAAGAGAAAGTCATGGCTTATAATGACACTTTTAGCGTAGCTGACAGATATTTAAAAGAGTGTGTACAGTATTTGAATGATTGCAAAAGTGATTTCCCTTTGTATAAAGGTAGGGGTAAATTGAAAGCAAATAGAACTGTTTTTCGAATAATAGGAGACTAAGATGGGACAAATAGATTACTTGAAAAGTAAGGCGAAGCTTATTAGGGATGAGATTCAGGATGGGGCAAATACTTCTGAAAGGGTAGGTGGGCTGTTTGTTGACATCTTAAATCAGATGCAGAATGAAGGTTTTTTGACTTCTGAACAACTAGATAATATAAAGAATAATATTACAAAAATAACTCCAATATTCTTATCTGAATCTGAATATGAGAATTTACCGATTAAGAACCCAGATACGATTTATATGATCTATGAGGAGGAATTATGATCTACAAGGATGGCAAGGAGATAGTTTCTATCATCAAGAATAGCCGTACAATTTCGGCAGTTTACAAAGGCTCCAAGCTGGTATGGCAGGCAATCCGTAGTTGCTTTGGTTCCGGTTTCTGGGTAAATGCAAAACCGTGGTTAAATAATGAAGGTTGGAAAAATAAATAA